AGTCCTCCTTAGAATCATGACGATTTAAGTGCACTTCTACAAGTGTACAAAGTTCGTACGATTCCAATGGCTGCTCCGCACAAGGATTGAAGCCCATAATGCGAGTGTCCTTATAATCGGGAGCATCTGCAAGACGGCCATAACTGCGAGCAACATCAAGCCAGATAAAACCTGGCTCTCCATTGTCTGCAATTAAATCTACATAATCTTCATACTTTGTTCCAACTGTTGCTGAAATAGAATTGTTAGACATCCATGCCCACCCTGGTTTCTCTGGATCATATGAATTTCTTTCAGGAAATACTTCTGGGTTTTTAAGATTAATAAAGCCATCATCTTCTGCTGTACCAAGTGCGAGGGTAGCAGAACGACGAACATTTCCAGAAACAACACAGGTACCAATAAGATTAATAATGTCTACGATAGCACGACTATCAAAGGCTTCTCCTGCTCTAGAGCCGATTACATTGCGGATACGTGTATGGAGATCAATAAGTGGTTCTGGACCGCTAGCAACGCCACCAAAGCCCTTAATAGGGACTCCTAGTGGACGGATGAGGTCATAGGTAAACTCTTGAATAGGTTGGTTTGCACGAAGAAATGAATTAATAAGTAGTCTAACTGATTCAACCCATCCTTCACGAGTATCTGGAATCTCATAGATTGAGGCTGGCTCAGTAGGAGCATAAATAGACATTTGCTTGTCTTGTCCAAGGGTATCAAACCCAACTCCAATACCCAACATTAGAGCATCCATTACCCAAGCAAAAAGAGCTCCTGGATCATTACGATCAATGTCACGAGTTGAAACCATTGCACAATTTTGAAGGGAAGCTGAGTTACGCTTCTCCATGGTCATAGGAGTTCCAAATGCCCAAAGGCCACGACCTGGAGGAGTCCACTTTAATTCAAACATTCTTTGGAATGCTTCTTGTGCAGACTTCTGTGCCTTGTTATCGTTCCACGGTAGACGGTTATCTTTGGCATGGTTCTTTTGTACTGAGTACATACCCTCAATTACACGACGGCACACTTCATGCCAGCGCTCTTTTGTTCCGTCTTCTTTAACACGAGAATAAGTACGAATAAACGTAATCTCTCCTAGCGAGTTAGAGCCAGCATCTGAGAATCCAAATGGTGCTGGAATAGTAGAGTACTTGTTTACAAAGTCCTCTGATAGACGAAATGAGAATACGCTTTCTGACATTTATTATGTACCTTTCAAAGTAAAATTAAGTGAGTACTTCATAATTTCTGAAGTAGTGTTAAGTATATCATAGATTTAAAAAGAAAAACACGCTCAAATAGAACGTGTAAATCTTTACTTTAAGGTTACAACTTTACTTTATGAAAAGTAATATGCCATTACTTATTAGTTTGTTTTATTTACCCAATGTGTAGTATACATATACTTTACTCCAGATATAACTGGTTTTGATTCGTGTATGTATGGCTCTTGAGATGGAAACATTACTAGGCTGCCTGCTTTAGGCTTGATTGTAACATTTTGATTAGGAAATCTAATCTCTCCACCTTCGTAGTCATCGTTTAGATACACAACAAAAGAGTATTTAAGGTTAGAGTCTCCGTCTTGACCATCATAGTGGGGTCCCATTGCTTGGCCAGCATCGTATCTATTTAAAGATACATGACTTAGATCTAAATTAATCTCAGATTGATCAATTTTATTAAACTTGCAAAAGTTAATGGCGCACATCTCTGGTGCCATAAGCAGACTGTTTACTATGTAAAGAGTATTTTTATCTAATAGATCATCTCCAGTAGATTTTTTTAAATTGGAAACACTGATAAACTTTTTTTGACCATACATAGTTGACATATCGTTGCTAGAATACCATGGCTCCCATTGTGGTATTCTTGTGTAAGATTTTTCGTCTGAGTCTATTGTGTTTACTAAATCTAACAGCTCTGCTTCGTAGCTAATAACATTTTCAAAGTAATAGATGCCATCTTGAACACTTTTTAAATCAAACATAGTGTACATTTATTTATCACCTTCTACATCTTTTGCTGGATATTTAGATCCATCAGACTTTATTCTTAAACCATCTTGTCTTATTTCTTCCCACTGTTTTTGTTCTTCTTTTTGGTATGCCCTCACCTTAGCCAGCTCTTCTGCCCAAGCATCCCTTACCTCTTGAGGATAGTCACTTTCTTCTCTATCATCCCAAAATGACCCAAGTGTGTATCTGATAGCTTTCTTTACCGTAGTAACCTCATGCATGTTTTCAAAGCCACCCGCAAATGTGGCAAGCTTTCCAACTTCTGGGATTATGGTCAAACCATTCTTAAAATTTAAAATTCCATCTTCAAAGTCATCATTTAAATATATAAATGTTGCATATCTGCTTCTTGTAAATGCACCAGAGTGACCATCACTATCGGTATTGTCTGAATGCATATTGGCAAATGCGCCAGGGGCCCATCTTTGTGAATGCCAGCTTATTTGTGACATTTGTTTTGGATCTTTTCCAGCCATTTCTGCAGTAGCATCTATAACTCTTTGTCTTAATACCTGAAAAAAGTCTCCTGGAAGCCCACAAGCAATTGTGTCTGGATCATCTGCTTCTGGCATTCCAGACGAATATGATTCATAAAAAGAAATTGGCATCCAAGATAATTCACCCTTTTCCATCTTGATGTCTAATACCTTTATTACAGACTGACATTCTTCTTTAGTAAGAAAATTTTCATAAGTTACAATGTCTGGCCTATGTCTTGTTATAATTATATCTCTGTCCATTATTTATTCCCCCCATCTATATTAGGCAAGTCATCGTATAGTGTTGGCTTTCCGTTTTCTAAGTATCTCATATTTCGTGGGTCCTCATATTTTATTCTATCGGCTTCCATTTGAGCCCACTTGTAAGCTCCATATGTTTTTTGATTCTTAAGCCACTCTTCTGTTCCATCAAAGGGAATCATAACAAAGTTTCTAACAAAGAACTTTTCTTTCTTTTCAATAGTTTTTACGCCATGATAATAAGGCTCTGTAGATGGAAATACTAGAATGTCTCCAGCAACTGGCTTATGGTTAATTAAAGTATTATCTATAAAAAACTCAATATCTCCGCCTTCATAGTCATCGTTAATGTACATTGTGCATGTTATAAAAAATTTATCTCCAGGCATATCTTTTTGAGAAGTTATATGGTCTGTATGATATTGCATAGTCATATTATTGTCTAGGGTATTAATTTGAGGATTATACTTAGAATAAGAGCATCCACTAAATCTCCAACCATCTGGCAACTCAATCCCATGTCTTTCTATGTAGTCCATTAAAACCTTTGTGTATGCGTCTTCAACTTCTTCAACAAATGCTTTTTCTTTGATAAACATTTCGTCAGACATTTGCTCTGGTGAAATTTCACGCATATCTTTCTTTTGAGTATATGTGCCAAAATGTGCCCACGGGTCCCATGCTTTCAGAAAATACTTTCCTTCTGATGTTTTTTCTGAATCACTCATTACTTTATACATTTGCTCAGGGTTTTTTAATACGTTTCTGTATACGTCTACCTTTGGATAAATCTCTACATGTTCTAGTTTGTTCATGGTTGTCTTTCTCCTGTATGTTTTATTATAGTCCAAAAAAATGGTGATGTAAATCTATGCCCAGATTTTACTGGTCTTACGCCATGAACATAATTTTTATCTCCTGGGAAAAAGTATGCTGCTCCAGCTTTTGGTTTGAACTCAATACCTTGAAGTGGAAAATAAAGTTCTCCGCCTTCATATTCATCATTAAAATAAAATAAAGATGCTATGTCATAGTGTGGGAAATCGTTTGGTCTTCCACGTTCTTCACCAATGTGAAATTCTTTATCTGCATGAGGTTCTTGTCTTGCACCGATTGGCCACCTTACAATTGCTGGACCAGTTTCATGAACATCAACATCAAAAAACTTGTCTACTTCTATTTTAAGTCTTCTAATCATATCTTGGATTAAGTCTAGAATAGATGGATCTGACTTCATTAAAGAAAAATATGTTGCCACTCTATCAGTCCAAATGTTTGCATCATATAAAACAAGACCATCCTCGTCTGTGTGACTTTCAGTAACATCCCAAACTTTATTGTTCATTGCAAAATCTGATAGTCTTTTTCTTTCTTCTGGTGTTAAAAAATTTTCTAATTCTACAATATTGTCTATAGAATTACCAAAAAATCCAGATGGCGTTACTGACACTGGGGCGTTAGCCAAGTGGTCTTTATTTGTTATTTCCATATATTTCCTCCCTAATGCTTATAAGTATTTATATATCTATTCTACCATTTTTATATAAAAAAATCTATTTACTTTCAACAACCTTTAGCCTAATTGATTTTACTTCGTGTGATCCTATACTTTTTCCTGATTGATCTACGGCATCCCTATAAAAATTAGACCATTTTCCTTGTCTATTTAGCTCATATACTACATTAGAGTAATCAGGGTGATTGAAGTAGTCTCTTGGTAAACCTGTCATAGATTTAATTACCATCTCAGAATTATTAATGTTTCCTAAAGATATTGGCAGAATAGATATTACTGGAGTTCCCGCCTTAATTGTAATTTCTACATTTGGTCTAGTTATTTTCCATGCACATGGTAGTTCTCCTTTATAAAAAGAAGTACTTATTATAGTGCTAAAAGGCTGAATGCCATCAATAAATTGATTTGGAACTGGCATCTGTAATATACTTGTATTCTCATCTGTTTTAAACATTAATCCTGTATTAAAGCTAATTGTAGCGTTTGCTCTTCCACTAGAAACATATTTATCGCCAGATAACACTTTTACGTGGTCTGGACTAGTATCTGATATTCCATCCCAAATAAACGTTATGTCTTCTGAAAAAGATATTCCCCAGCCAAGACCATTAGTTAAGGTTACTGGAAAACATTTATATGCGTGAGCTTCATAAGTTTCATCCATCCACTCTCTTTTAATTGAAAGTGGCTCTAGTTTTCCGTATCCTTCTCTAATTTGATAAACATCTATTGTGTACATTATGGATTTAGTCTTTTTTGAATCAATGACTGATATTCTACATTGTGAGTATTATCGTTATAATCCAGCATAGTTACAATAGAATATTTTAGTCCACTGGTTACTGGCATTGCTCTATGTGAGAATAAATATGTTGATGGGAATATATACAGATCTCCAGCTTTAGGCTTTATGTTAACATTAAGCTTTGGAAAAAACAACTCTCCACCTTCATAGTCATCATTAGGGTAGGCAACTAAAGAAACTGTTGCTACGTATGAAAAACCATGATCTGCGTGTTCTTGAAAATGTTGTCCTGGACCATACTTAATAAAATTCATTGCTTCCCAGTAATCCATTTTAACATTATACATTGTGCAATAGTCATTTACGGCATCAAGTTGTGCGTTATAGGCATCGTGCCAAATATTATTTAGCTCAATATCTTGAGGACCCATGTTTGAGTTTGTGTTTTTTTGAATCTTAAAATCTAGACAGTCTCTATATTCTGGAAATTTTTGGTGATACCCAACCATTGCTTCTTGCCATGATGTTTGAGGATTTTTTTTGATAAAATCTTCAACTCTCTCCATTATGTTTAAATCTTTTTTAATTACATCCCTATAAACAAATATACCAGGAAATATTTCTTCTTTATTTAAGAAAGATTTCATTTTTATTTCACCCCTGTCTTTATGTATAATCTAAACTATATAAATAATTTTACCACTTTTTTAGTGGGCATGTTGCAATTTCTATTTTTGCTTTTACTTTCATAAAGCATCCACACTTCTTGCACTGATGAGTTAATTTTATTAACTCTGGGCATGACTCACATATGCTTAGCCTGTGATTTAATTTTTCCTCACTGACATGCTCTATCTTTGGATTAAATACATCCCAAGGCCTTGCTTCTCCTAGGTTTTGTTTATATTTTTCCCAAGGAGTCAAGCTATCAGTCATTTATAATTTCAAACCTATAATTGTTGACTATTGCCTCTGCCATATATTCTGGAACCCCCAGCTTTAGCTGATCTTCACCATTAAGTTTATAGCTTATGTGAAATTTCTTTCCAGAAGGGCTTGGGTTTATTTGATACTCTATATTGCTTTCTAGGTTCTCAAAAAATGTTATCAAAACACTATCTTTTGTAGTAAACAATATATTTTCATCTTTATATACGTTCATTGTCATAGTTTTAGTATACCATATCCCTTAGTCGTCACACCACGAACCTACTGGTCCGCAGCTATATGAGCATCCGCCGATGCAGCATATACCACATTCTTGAGGCGTAAATGAAGGTGGTGAGAAGAAGCTTGGTGGAGAGAAGAAGCTTGGTGGGAAGAACGGTGGGAAGAACGGTGGGAAGAACGGTGGGAAGAACGGTGGGGAAAAGAAGCTTGGTGCCAAAGTTGTTACGTTA